TTCTTATATTAATGGAGAATTAGAAACAAAAAAATTAATAAATGATAATTGGTTAAATAAAAATTTGACTTTAACAAATAAAAGTATTATATTTGTTACAGAAATAAATAGTTACTTTAAAAGTAGCAAAAAGAAAACGTCACAAACTTTATTGGGAGTTGATTTTTTAGATAAAATAAAGGAATATGTTGAAATATTTCCTAATAAAAAACTATCTTCAGGCAAATATGCAAGAGTTAATCCAAAAAACCTTGAAGTTGCTTTTAGATGGTTCTTTGAAAATTACAATTATGATTGGAATATTGTTATTGCAGCTACAGAAAAGTATGTTGATGAATTTAGCATAAGAAATTTTGAATTTATGAGAACTGCACAATATTTTATAAGAAAACAAGGAATTGATAAAACATATGAGTCTGATTTAGCAAATTATTGTGATATAATAATAAACGGTTCTGATGAGGAACAAGTATATTTTAAAGAAAGAATAGTATGAGTAAAAGAACAAAGTTATTTATGATTGCTATAATGGGGAGTGTGATTGCTTTTATGTTGATTGATTTATTAGTTATTAATATAAGTGTACTTAACTATATTTTTATAGAGTTAATTATTACAGTTATGCATTCGCTATATAATATAGCAAAAATTCAAATTAGACCTAATCTAAATTAAAATGGCAGAATTATTTAATGGTGCCAGGCCTTTAGTGCCTGTAAGTGAAAGAGACTCTTTAAAAAAGGCTATTTTTAAAATGAAAGCCAGAAGAAATGGTGATATTAAATCACTTAAGAGTGCATGGCCAAAATTTAATGATGCTTTTTGTGATGGATTAGAATGGAGAACTATCACCGTAGTTGGTGCTAGACCTGGAACAGGTAAAACTTTATTTATGGAACAGTTAATTAGTGATGTTATAGATAACAATGCTGACCAAGAATTTAGAGTTTTAAAGTTTCAGTTTGAAATGTTGGATGAAACCAATGGTATAAGAAAATTAAGTCTGAATACAGGGTATGATTATAATACATTAATGAGTAAAGGTTCACCAGTAGATAAAGCAATTTATCAAAAATGTGTTGATTATTATCACAAATATGAAGATAAGGATTTTATAAATGTAGTTTATGATGCTTGTACAGTTGATGAAATGTGTGCTACCATTCATTATGAAATGGAAAAATACAAAACAGAAGATGGTACATATCCTAATATGCTTGTGTCTATAGATCATTCTGCTTTATTTAGAGTTGGCAAAGGTCAAAAAGATAAATTTGAAATGTTATATGCATTAGGTGAAGGCCTAACTATGATGAAGAAAAAATATCCAATTGCTTTTGTTGTTCTTAGTCAGTTAAATAGAAATATTGATAATGCTGATAGAGCCCGTGATGGTGAATATGGAAATTATGTATTAGATTCTGATTTGTTTGGTGCAGATGCTTTACTACAACATGCCGATGTAGTTCTTGGAATAAATAAACCTTCTATAAGAAAAATAAGACAATATGGTCCCGAGAGGTTTATTATAGCTGATGAAGATACATTAGTATTTCACTTTCTTAAGTCTAGAAATGGTACTACAAGATTAAGTTTTTTTAAACTTGATAGAACTAACATGAGAATTGTAGAAATAGCAACACCTGCTCAAGCTACAAAAAAAGTAACAATTTAAAAATAATATATGTTTAATAGAAAAGAAAAAGAGAGAGAGTTATTTGCTTATCATCTTGATAGGTTTAACAAACTCAAAATAAATGATCCTTTCTTTGTTGTAAAAACTGCATTTTTCCAAAAAGGAAAATATGGAAAACAAATACAACTATTTGAAAGTGAATTGAGAAGAGGAGAAGATATTTTTATAGAATTTATTGAAGTTGTAAGAGACAACCAGGGAAAAGATATGGATCTTATACCTGCTAACTCTAGCAGAGATTTATTTAAATTTAAATATAATCCTTATTTTTCAGAAGAATATGAAATAAAAGAAGGTAGTAATTCTAAAGGAGAAGCTTATCAAGCATATATAATTCCTTTATCTGAATTGAATGTTGTTCTTGCTGATGGAAATGAAATTACTTATAGTTTATTTGAAAAAAGAAAAGAACAAGAAAGTCAAAAAGAAGAATCTATTCCTAAATTACAAACAACATTAAGTATATTTCCAGATTTTGAAGAAAATTTTTCAAAGAAAGAAGTTACACTTGATGATGTTTTAATAGGTGAAGATGCTTTACTATCTGAAATGTCTATTACTGACTTTGCTGCTATTATGTGGAAAAAACCAGTTAGTAATAAGTTATGGTTAAATAATTTAATTGAAAAACAATGAGTATAATACTTCCAACAACAAAAGAAAAACCAACAAGATTTAATCCTAAAAGATTAATTATTTATTCTAAACCTAAAACAGGAAAAACAACTGCTTTTTCTGGTCTAGAAGGTAATTTATTAATGGATTTAGAAAATGGTTCTGATTATGTAGAGGCTATGAAAATTAAAATTTCAAGTCTAAAAGAACTTCTAGATGCTGGTAAAGCAATCAAAGAAGCAAATAATCCATATAAATATGTTACTATAGATACTGTAACAGCTTTAGAAGATATGGTAATGCCTTTGGCAATAAAGTTATACAAAGAAACATCTATGGGTAAAAACTATGATGGAGACAATGTATTATCATTACCTAATGGTGCAGGATATTTATATTTAAGACAAGCTTTTTTTCAAGTTTTAGATTTTATTGATACCTTAGCACCCCATATTATTTTATCTGGTCATATTAAAGACAAACAGGTAGATGATAAAGGAGAAATGGTAATGGCATCTAACATAGATTTAACTGGTAAAATTAAATCTTTAATATGTGCTAATGCTGATGCAATAGGCTACATGTTTAGAAAGGATAATAAAACAATTATATCTTTTAAAACTAGTGAAGGAGTAACTTGTGGTGCAAGACCAGAACACCTAAGAAATGAAGAGATAGTAGTTTCTGAAATGAATAACAAAGGTGAAATGAAGTTTCACTGGGATAAAATATATATGTAACAAATAAAACAAAATAAAATGAACCAAGAAGAAAAAAGACCAGATGATGTTGATTCAACATTACAAGTAATTTCAGTTATAATATCTATTATTGTAATAGGATATTGTGTATCAATAATAATTTAATAACAAATAAAAATAAAATAAAAATGGGATTAAGTACAACAGACTTGGGCACAGGCTCAGGAGGAGTAAAAACAATTGCACCAGGTAATTTAGTATTAAAAATTAATAGTCTTGAATTAGAAGATTTTAGATTTATTGATAATGCATATCATTTAATATTGCATGTTGAAACAGAACCTATTCCAGGTTTTGAAGGATTTATGCTTGATAAAGATGATGAGTCAAAAGGACACTATGAAGGTCAAATTGGTAAAGTAAAAGCTAGTCAATATGCATTTTCAGATGGTTTAACTAAATCTGGAGTTAAAATTCAAAGAGATAGGGCAATATTAATTTTCTTACAAAATTTATCTAAAACTCTTGGTTTTAATGAATGGTTTGTAGGAGAAAATGATAAACATAAAACTATTGAAGATTTTGTAAATGCTTTTAACAAAGCAGGTCTTTTTCAAGATAAGTATTTAGAATTTTGTGTAGCTGGTAAAGAATATTTAAATAAATCTGGTTATATTAATTATGATATGTATTTGGCTAAAGCAGAAAAAGGAAAATATGCTTATGCTGAAATTGAACAAGGTAAAGTTTTAGTATATGATGAAGCAAAACATCTTAGAAAACTAGAAGTTACTGAAGTTAAAAAGTTTGGTGATGATGATGATTTTTCTACAATTACAAAATCAAGTTCTGATTTTAATTTAGACTAATTAAAATTTAGTTATAAGAGGAATCAGAAATGGTTCCTCTTTTTTATTGTTAAAATTTATAGTATGATTTCAACTAAACACATAATTTCAGATTTAAATGATGTACCAAGAGAATGGGTTTTTGAAAATTATTTAAATTTAAAAGAAAAACTCACAGGACAAGATGTAAAAATTTTATCTGCATTTAATTCAAAAGATAAAGTACCTTCAATGTTTATTTATACAGATACAATTTCAGGATACTATAAGTTTAAAGATTTTTCATCTGGTATTCAAGGAGATGGCATAGAATTAGTTAAAGCATTATATAATATGCCTACTAGGGCTAATGCAGTAAATAAAATACTTTCTGATTATGAAGACTTTCTTGCTAATAATACTTTTTTTGAAAAAAGAGAGTTTAAAATTCATGATAAATTTAAAGTAGTTGACCATGAAATAAGACATTGGAATACAATAGATCAACAATATTGGACAAAATTTAAAATTGGTTCTAAATTACTTGAGCATTATAATGTATCACCATTGCAGTATTTTACAATGAAAAAAAAAGATATAGATGGTAATATACTTTTATTTAAATTTGAAAGACCATATACTTATGGTTATTTTAGAAATGATGGTTCTTTGTATAAAGTTTACATGCCAAAAAATTCTGATAAAAAATTCATTAAAGTACAAAATTATGTACAAGGTCTTGATCAAATAAGTTATGAAAAAGATTATTTAATTATAACTTCTTCTTTAAAAGATCTTATGGTATTTCAAAAACTCAAAATAGTTAATGCAGAATGTATAGCACCAGACAGTGAGAATACTATGATTTCAGAAACTATAATTAACAAACTTAGTAAAAGTTATAAATCTATAATTGTATTGTTTGATAATGATGAACCAGGCATAAAAGCTGCTGAAAGATATAAACATAAATATAATTTTAGTTATGTTGTTCTTCCTATGGAAAAAGATTTATCTGATTCTATTGAAAAACATGGAGTTGATAAAGTTAGAGGAATATTATTACCTTTACTAAAACAAGCATTATGAGTTGGATATACCAAGGTAAAAAATTTACTGAAACAGATATACCAGAAAATGGTATTGGATTTATTTATCACATGTCTGTGATATTAAATGGAAATACTTATGCCTATATTGGTAAAAAGAATTTCTTTTCAAATGTAAAAAAGAAACTTGGTAAAAAAGCTTTAGCGTTAGTTACTGATAAAAGGTTAAAGAAATATACTAAAGAACAAAAAGCTAATTTTGAAAATTACTATAGTAGTAATCAACAATTAAAAGAAGCTCACAAAGCAGGAGTTACTATTAAAAGAGAGATCTTGTTAATTTGTTATTCTGCTACAGAATTAACTTATCAAGAAGTAAAGCACCAGTTTAAATATGAGGTGCTTGAGAAAGAAAATTATTTAAA